GAACGGATGATTAACACTTCTTGATCCTGACTTACGCTAGTATCCTCTTCTAGTCCCTTTAAGTAGTTAGAAAGACGTTTAAGCGTATATTAAAGGATTATGTTTTAAGAACTTCTTAAAGATATAAAATACACATACACATATCGCGATAATTTAACGGTATTTTTAACTTTTGCGAGACTTCGAAGGAAGCAAAAATTCAGGCTACTAAATACGCATTAAGCAATAGGGTGAAACTTCCAAAAATAAGTACAAAAAAGCGGCCCAGAGTGCCTCGCGACGCCCACCGATGGGGGCAGCGATGGGCACCTCGCGGTTGGAGCACTCCGGACCAGTTTGCATTGCTAGCGGGCAAACCTGTCTATGCTTTTCAGGGCAACATGACCGTGCCTAATCCAGCCAAGCTTTTCGAGAGAACGTGATAAGACTTGCCTAGAATCCGTAGGAGAGCAAGTTGATATACAGAAGTCAGCTTTAGTATGAATCGAAGCCGTGTACATCTCAGTATGTAATAATTGTAACGCCTTCACGGCTCTATAACCTTCAAGGTCTGATGCATAGTACTGCTGCTGAAAAATTAAAGATTTAGAATGCAATAACGTTGCTATATCTGCAAAAATCCATGCAACAATTCCTCCGGAATCTTCTCTTAGTAACTTTACAAACTTTTTTCGTTTTACTGCATAGGTCAGATTTGCGATAGCAATTGCATCATCCTTAGGTATTTCATACACGTTCTTATAGAGCTCGACGCATTCTTTTATGTCGTGCATTGATTCTATATTTGATAAATGCATGTTAGATCTACCATTAATCATTAACTTACGTTATCCAGGTTAGTCTCGTTACCAAATGATGCTATTTAATTCGGTCTCGTCTTGAGCTGCTAGTATTGCTGCTCTCTTGTTTTCAAGTTTTTCTTTTAAAGTCTGCGTACGTTGTCTTACAGCCTTATGTAATCTAAGAATTTGAGTAGCATTCAAAGTTATAAACGAGTTATCTAATAAAAACCATTTTACAGAGAATGTCTCATTTTCTATCTTGGCTGTAGCCGCTTCTTGAGCAGCCTCTAGTATTAATGCTTTAGAAGCTGCATTTGCTTGAAATGCAACAGAATTATAGGTAATAGGCTCTTCATTTTCTTTTTCAGCTAACTTCTTAAATTCAAAAAGCTTATCTCGCTTTTTCTCATTTAAATCTCTGAGATCTTGCCAGGTTCTAGTTTGTGGGTCCCATTTGTGACCAAGACGAGCCTCTCTTTTCAAGAGCAACTCAGAAGCAGTATACTCAAACACCTGTCCATCTTTTACATAATAGTTTTCTATTTTACAATCTTTTGGCAAGTCTGCAACTATATGAGGTTCAAGCAAAAGAACCATTGGACTAACTGGAGTAATTGATAAAATATGACCATCTACATCGTGTCTAACATAGTGTTCCATATTAAACTTTTATAAATTGTAATGAGCCATACCCTACATAACTCAAACCAATAGCTCCTACTTCTATAGTTATATACGTATCGAGTTGGTAAAAGATTGGGAATATTCTTATACCCATCTCAATATAATCAAAATCTGCTGGATTGACATCAAAAGAAGCAACATTTCCAAATGGAATATTCCATTTTCTATTAGTTGCACCAGGTATTGTCAACGTCTGTGTAACCGTATTTGTAGCGAACCATTGAGTCCAGTTTTGAGTCGCTCTCTCTCTCAAACGCCATGCCACAGCTGTACTAAGAAAGAATTTATACCATCCGTGCAAACTTGCACTATCTGTCCAAGCTACGTAACCTTGCTGCTCTATCAGTACATTATCTCCCGCTATTGCTCTTGGCAAGCCACCAGTGTCAAACCAAATAGCATTTCCGCTTCCAAAAGTAGTCAATACATTTGGTGTGGCAGAGCCATAACTGAAAGAGCTGTTTAAGGAATTTACAACTTGATTTACTTTTAATTTATCCGTAGTAATAGTATTTGCAATTAGCTTGTCAGCATGTAAACTGCTTATCTGCGCATTTCCAACAGCAAGATTTGCAATGTATGTCGAGGCTGTTTCTGGTTTAATAGGATTTCTACCACTTATAGCACCACCAGCCAGAAGTGCATCCATAGGAGTTTCTTTACCATCAATGACTTCTACTCTAGGATCATAGAAAGCTGTTACAGAGGCATCTTGCGTAGTATAGTATTGATAAACACGTAAACGTAATTGGTTCTTGCCATTATAATTTCTTTGTCTAAAAGCAAAATTATTATTAAAGATTTTGGTTCCTGCTGTAGTATCCCATACACCACCATGATCTGCTATATTTGTTCTATTAGTATCATTGAAAGGAAAAACATAACCGGTAACAAGATACCAACGACCAGGAACAAAACTACTTCTATTCCATGAGCCAAAGTACACATTAAACTCTTTCTCTACACCATCAGCTGCATTTAATAAGCGTACTCCAGCAACATCTTCCGCCGCATAAAGACCAAAGAATATAGAACCAGTAGAAGAAGCCCCAGAAACTTGGAAATAAATACTAAATCTGTATAACTTGGTTGGGTCTGCAGGAAAGTATGGTGTATGAAACCCGCCTTCTGCATTCTCCGAGGTTGCAGCACCAGACCGTGCGTACCATACTTGTACAGGAGTGCTTTGACTTGGACCATAAAGAATACCTATATTATTATATCCATTAGGTCCACTAGTTGGGTTTATAAGATAATCAGAAGGTAAAGTTCCTGGATTATTGTTGTAACCTATTGCATTATTCTTCCAGCTATTAGTGCTTATTAAGTTGCCTTCAGTTACAGGAACCAGCGTTTGAATATTAAGGTTAGAAACAATTGTATTAAGATGAAAAATTGGAATTTTTACATAAACTCCATTAGGAAAAGAAATACCTTGTTGCCAAACAAGGCTACCATTCTTGTATAAGAATACTGCACGCCCGTTGTATTCAAAACAAAAAGTATCATTATCAGCTTGCGTTGTTACAGGATAAATAAGTGAGCCGCTCTGATTGTAAATAGCTACTTGAGTACCAGAAGGGTGTACTGCAAAATGATTAGATTCATTCCAGCCTGAATTTGTCACAGCTTCTGTAAACATTATCATGAATCCATTGCTAAGGTTTCCTGAATTTACAGTCCAAGTAACAGACACAGCTTTATATCTTATAGGACTATACATAACGGCGTCCCAAGCAGCTGCAGCACCGCTCGTTTTCTTTACATTAGGGCCGTATTGAGTACAGTTGCTTAAATTTATTAAATAAGTATAAGTCGCAAATGCAAGTCCACCTGGTGTATTCCCTGCAACAAGAATTGGTGTACCATCCGAAGAATAAATATTTAGACCTGTACCATTAATTCGATCTGCAGTAAGCTGTCCTGTAGTAATTTTTCCTGCATCTAAATTTGGTATATACGCACTTGGTAGCTGATTGGTATCTCCGGACTTAGTACTTAGAATTATATTTCCAGACTCATCTCTTACTCTAAGACCTCGAAATTCAGCGTATCCATCTGAGCCAATTATTGTCTTATTAGTACCAATAGTAATAGAACCTGCGGTAATTGCGCCAAGATTTGCACTAATTGCAGATAAAGAACCAACTTTAAAAGATGATAGGTATGGTGCCGTCCATACGGTATTACCAGTAGCTGGGTTGTAAATACCATCAATCTGAAAAAGCTTTTCTCCAGCAACTAATGCATGTACGGTTGCTGAAAAGCCTTTTCCACTCACTACAGTACCTCCCCAAACACTATCTAGAGGAAATGTAGAAGAACCGGAAGTAGTGCTAGTTGTAGGTGTAGTTCCAGGGTCTGCCGTATATACTATATAAGCAGTACGATAAGAATTTCCAGCTGTACCTGTACTACCCGTAGTACCTTGAGTACCTTGTCGAGCTTTAGCAAATGTCTGCGTTAAAACCAATGATATAGCGGAACCGTCCGCTCTCTTACCAGTTATCGTATAATTAATAGAAGCTGTGTCTGCCGTAGCGGCTGAGTGCGCACCATAGACAGCATGAGCACCACCATCTGACTTAGTACCAACAGTTATTGAAGTACCTACTGCAGTAACGTTCCATGTACCATTAGCTGTTCCAGTGCCATCATACTCTAAAGCTGTAGCTCCTTCATACAACCAAACTTGTGTACCAGAATTAGCATAGGAAGAAACAGTACCAGCACTATCTGCGGGCAATACATGAGCACTATTTGTTAAGAATGCTGTAAGAGCGTTTTTTCCGTTTGTACCAGGAGCACCTGCTGTACCTGTAGCACCATCGGCTACTGCAGGAATGATTTCCTGATCAAGTAATGTAGTAAAGCCACCAGCTTGATACAATTGTACTCTTATTAATTTAGTATTAGCTAATACAGTATAAGATCTTGAAGATTCATTAACAGTTGAATCTGTATTAGCTCCGTATGTTGTACCGTCTGTTGATGTAGCTATTCGGAATCTACCAGAGTACGCTGTAGGTGCGCCATTACCTGTTACTTGATAAGCATTCGCTGTAATAGATGTTGGTATAAAGTTACCGTTGACATCTTTAACTACAGCACTTGGCGTAACAGTGACATAATAGACAGTTGCAGGGAGGCCAGACGCGCCGTCTTGAATCTTTATAATTGTCAACTTGTCAGTAAATGTTCCACCATCAGTAAGTGTGCCGGTAATAGTAACTGAAGATTGTCCATTAAAGTCAGCCTCATGCAAATACACTATATCACCAGTAGTTACAATAGTTGAACCTGGTGTACTGGTTTGTCTAAAGTTAACAGAGGGCGTCGCTGACCAAGTAACTGCAGCTGTAGTATTCTGCTTGGCGGCTGTTAAGGCAATAAACTGTCCTGGGACAGCTTGTCCATCGCCAGCGTATTTAAAGACTTGGGCAGTTCCAGCAATAGATAGAGTCTTAGCATTAACACCCTGTTTACTCTTTGCAATAGTGTATACTTTAGAGATTGTTGTGCCATTATATGTAGCAGATAATGTCCAGGCTTCACTATCGGTATTCCAACTTGCACCACTTAAAGAGTAAACACCTGTAGTACTGTTTATCGTTAATGTTAGATTGCTCTTTACAGAACCACCAGTAAATGTACTTAAAGTAGTTACATCAGTAATTCCACTATAAACCTTAAAAATACCACCAGCAGATGTTAAACTATATCCTGCACCTAAAGCATCTGCTGTGACAACAACTGCTTCATTTGTCAGGATACCGCTTAAGGCGTTAATACCAGGAGCTCCTGCAGCACCGTCTTCACCTGCGTAGCCAATGGAGAATATTTGTGCTGTCGTCCAGGTGATAGTAGAGGTAACAGAGTTTGTGGTGTCTACTAAACGAACTCTAGCTGCATATAACGTAAAGCCAGGAGAAGGTGAATTACCAGGGGTAGTTGACCAGCCGGCAGGGGTATTCGTAAATGTACCAGCACTCCAAGTGTAAACAGAAGTACCAGTAGGACCTGCAGGAATCGTAATTGCCCATTGGTATACTTCAGGTTCTGCAGTGCTAACGCCAGGAACACCATCTAAACCATTTTTAGAAAGAGCATTAACAGTATAACCAGATTCCCAGCTAATAAGCGTAGAAGCCGCTCCACCTGTTTCACTGATGCTTTTCGTAGCAACCCAAAGATTTATATTGGGTGTACCAGGGTTAGCACCCGGAGCTGTTAACCAACCATTAGTGCCAGTATAGCTAGAATGAGAAGCAGAACTCCATGTATACGTACTGTTATTATTTGGATTACCTGGTTGAGAAGTGCTCCATTGGTACAGGTAAACAGTTGCGGTCTGTATACCAGGAGTGCCTGCCGGACCAGGCGGACCTGCAGGACCTGTAGCGCCAGGACCGCCCTCTTTTACAGAGTATAAGACTAAAAGATCTTGAGAAACTGTTGATAGCTCTAAACCCGTTTCTGCACACTCTACTCTATAAACTCTAGAGACACCTGTCGTAAAAGGAGACACAGTCAAAGTATTAGTACTGTGTGGTACACCTGGACTATCTTCAATAGGTACATTATTTAAGAACCACCTGTACACGGGTACAGTATAACCACTAGGGGTTGCAGTTATTGTAATACTTGTCGGTAAGAAACTTGTATCTAATTTTTCAGTAAATATTAAAGAATCTGCAGAGAGTTTTACAGCTTTTTTATCAAAGATTACTGCGCTAGACATTGTCATTGTTGACACTCTAACACCAGAGTATGCAACAACACCTACCATGCCACTTCTAAAGGAAAGCCACGGTAAGTCAAAAGGTGGTTGTTTTACACGACCTACTTCTACCCAGTTTAAACTACCATCTGCATTATACCTGCCGGATTCATGTACATAAATGATATAACCAGATAAAGAAGGATTTTGGACCTCTGACCAAGTTACTCTACCGGATGAGTTATTTATAAGACGTGTATTAGTGTCTACAGTAACACTGCTTGGAGGAGCAATACCTGAATCATATACAGAGTATGGCAATGCGTAGTAATCGTCTGCTACATTCCAAGCTAATTGTAAATAACTAAAGCGTTCTCCACTAACCTCTGCTACAACATTGTCTTTGACTTCAACACTATTAACTCTAATAATTGCGTTTGTTAAACCTAAAGTTGGGCTTGTAATACTAACAAAATCACCTGGTTCTAAGAACTTGTCTTTTATTGCGTATTGGAACTTAATAGTAAAAGCACTTCGGCTAGTACGTACAAGTTCTTCTGCCTTAGCCATTGCATGATAGAAATCTGTGACACCTTCTGCAAATATATCAGTTTCAAGTTGGACACCACCATCTTCTTCAAGCATTGCAGCATAGATAGCATCTGACTTGACTACTGTTGCAAATCCAGTATAAGCAGGAGAACGGCTTGTCCACATGACTTGATTAGCACTATCAGTGATAATGCCAGCAAAACCCTTGGGTGTAGTATAGTCTGAATTAGTTGCATTAACTACAATAGATACTATAGTGTCTTTCGTTCTGGTAAATGTATATTCATAGACGCCATTTACATTATTTGCAGCAGGAATAGAGACACCGTCAATAGTTATTGTTGCACTATTGTCTGCGGTATACCGCATTGTATGCAAGCCATTACCAGCAAGAAACTTCCAAGAAAGCACACAAGTAGTTTCAGTACCACTCCAGACACCATAAGCATCTAATAGTCTAAAACCTGCATTAGTATTGCCCCAACCATTTACAACAGGATATAAACTAGCATTCAACCCTTTCAGTAGTGTGCCACCTTTCTTAGTAGGCCAAGAAACTGTATCTTCCTTGAAATCCATCGACTCATTGTGAAATCTCACTGTAACATAATTAAGCCTTTGGGAAGCAGAAGGCCAAACAATTTCAACTGTATCGCTTTGAATAAGGTCGTCGTCTGTAAGAGTTGCTGCTAAAGTCACTGCGGCATCACTCGCTGGATATTGTAGCAAAAGTTTATATTTACCTTGTGACCATACCAATCGAGCATCGCCCATTGTTGAAAGCAATGTTTCAACATTTTCTCGTACAGGTTTGTTTGGGTTTAGAATAGTATTACATTCATATAACGGAAGATTTCTTGTAGTAACACTACGACCACTTGGTGTTGTAGATTGCCAGATTTTGCCTCCGACAGGCACATTAGTTCTTACTATAGTGTTGCATATTGCTGCAGCTGCTTCAAAAGAAGGTATATCTATCTCTGTAATAGACAGGCCTTTAGAATTAATAGGATCCATTAAATAGTCTAAAAGACACCATGCAGGATTATTAGTGTATACCTTACTAGCGCTGCGAACGCCACCGCTGTAAGTGTAAACTTTTCTACCCTCTATCAAATATTGTACTTGAGGTACATTGTTGAATTGTGGGTTGTCTCTGTCAAGTCTAATAAATGTACTTGCATATGCTACTCCAGGAAATTTAGCATTACCACGTCGAGCATCATTCTTTGTAGTGATACTGTCTTCTTCAGGGGTATCTCCGTAATGAACATCTGTTCTGAAAGCAGCTAAAACCTTGTCTATTTGATTAGTTTTACTATTTCTAGAATACGTTCCTAGTATAGGGTCATTTAAAGTTACATTCTCATCTATAATAACGTCATAAACACCCTGTATAGGTCCTTGACATAGTACTTGTTGAAAGAATAGAAACTCATTTTTACTACCCTCTAGAGTTTGATTTAATAGGCCTGCTGGTGTAGCTGGGTAATTCTTTGTTACAGCGACTGGAATAGCTTCCATCCAACCTTCGACCCAATTATTAGTCGAGACCCATTCATAATCTATATACGTTCCTGCAGGAGAGCCTGGAGGGCCTACAGAAAAAGTCTTTTGTGCGTTAGTTTCAGTATATAAAAATTGATTAGCTGTTTTATGCCATACGCGAACACCACCTACTAAAGCACGACCATAAACAATAGGTGCTTCTGTAACTGTAGCATCAACAACAACTTCGTAGCCTTTTCGAGCTTCTTCTGCCGCTGATGCAGCAGCTCGCATTTTCTTAGCTTGCTTTATTTGATATGCTATAGACGCAACAGTAATAGCTACTTGAGCTATGAATGCCCAAGTTGCACCCGTCATACCTAATAACATAATATCTCCAAAGTTCTCATAGCTTGCCCCATCTGAGATTTACTGGGCCGGCGCCTTCGTAAACTTGTTCATATGAAACATCTCCTGGATAATTATCTTCCATATAGGAGTTACTAACTACATATCTCATTGTTAAGTCTAAATCACTCATAGGACTACTACAAGCAATTCCAAAACCAGCCTCGCCATCGGATGCAGTATTTAACATATAGCTTGTTGTATCAACACGCCCTGCATATATCATTAAGACCTCTGGCGATGTAAGAACTGGTTGTTTAGTTGTTTGATCTACAAAACCAATATAAACCTTTACAGGAGTCCCAACTGCACCACTCTCAGCCCAACTTCCAAAACTCATGGTTGGATCTGCGAATGTTATTTTAAAAATGTTTCTGTCAACTGTAGATGACAATCTAGGTAAATCAATACCCAAAAGCATTCCATCAGATAAGTAAGTATCACCATTGAATATAAGGTCTCTGTAGTAATTTGTTTTAAGAAACACAGTAGAGCTACCTGCTCTTGGTCCAATTTTTACCAGATGAAAGGACTCTGTAACAGGCGAAGCTAATAACGCTTGTAAATTTGCTGAAAAGGTTATCATAATCTCTCCACAAATTTTAAAGTACCTAGATCTTGCAAGATACCATCTCTATAAGACATACCAGCTATAACCTCTGGGTCTAATAGAAACGAACCGACAACATCGTCACCATGATACATTGTGCCTGATACACTTGCTCTTAACTCCGGCACTATCTGTAATGAACCGCTACCAGCTAAATCTGCTGTACTTAAATATATCTTAGAATGAGAAGCAAACTTTATAAAAGTCCCTTTGGGAATAAAGCCACCAGAGGAAGCGCTCACAGACGTGGCTCCAGCTGAGCCAGATGCAGTACCAGGTCCTACAGTCGTTCTTGCAACTACAGCCCCATAATTTTGAGGCATTAATATTTGTATTTCTCCAAAATGCCCGCTCTTTACAAGCATCGCAAACAAATCATTACTTCCAAAACTGAGAGGTTCAACTGTAGCTGAAATCTCCCATCTTTGAGTAGGTCGTTTACTTACTAGTCGCTTTAAAGAGAGGGCATCTGAAACAAATACAGGTACATTGCTACTCACAGATAATGGTGCCGTGAATTTAGCAATTACCTTTGTTCCGTCCCAGATGCCATACATACTTAACCCCTATAACCAGTCTCACGGTTGTGCATATTAACACCACTTGCAATTTGAGGAAGCATTTCGTAAATTTGAGCCTTAGTCTGTCGACTTATATCTCCAGTAATATTTATATTAATTACTTGTGAAGGTTCTCTTCTACTTGAACTTGATTCACTTATTGAAGCTATTGAAGGTCTAGAAACAAAACCACCTTCTGATAACTTAGAAATTGAACCGTTGTTTATACTAGACAGCAGTGGTCCGAATTTTCTAGCGGCCTTTGCATTTACTACAAACTCACCAACAGACAACATTGCAGGTATTGAGTCTGATGTTGAAGTGCCAGGACCATTAACCCAACCACCAGTTGCAAACATTGAAAACAACCGTTTAGCACCGGAGATTACTGAGTCAAACATCCCTGCAAAATCAATCTTACCTAAAGCATCTGGTATTTTCTTAAACCAGGAAGCTATGTCTAAGCCATCAATAGCACTATTTATTGCTGAACCTGCTGTGTCTACTATTGTAGCAACACCTTCACCAAAGCCAACAAGCCCACCTTTCTTGGGTCTTGCTTCTTTAGTATCCTTGGCATCAGTAGTTTCATCTAATGTTTTAAATAAAACAGCTGCGGCATCAGCTACAGGAGACGTCGTTGCAGTACTAGCATCAGCAGTTTTCTTCTTTTCACCACCGGCACCAAAAATGTCTTTTATAAACTTAGAGCCCAATCCAAAGATTTTAGCGCCAAAAGATTTCATGTTTTCCTGAATGCCTTGCCCTAATACAGACTCAGCCATACCTTCAACAAAGGCTTCTATAACATTCTTAGTGACATTATCCAGTATTCTATCAACATATGTCTTAGCAATACTCTTGTCTATGCCATTTGCGTCCTTATCAACTTCACCCTTAAAAGCACCCTTAGTAGACTCTTTAAAAGACTGTGTAATATTATTCCCAAAAGCTTCAGCTATCTCTGTCAGTTTGTCAGTCTTTAGCTTCTCAATATCTCTTTTTATTCTTTTAGAAAGGGCATCAACTCTCTGTTGTGCTGCTATTCGAATACTTTCTACAGAAGACTCCGTTTCCATTCTAGCATCTTCAAGCTTGTTTAACATGTCATCAAAAGATTTCTGCTGTGCATCAGTAAGTTTATTATAGAAACTAATATCAACTATAGCATCAATCCCTGAAATTTTCTTTTCAAAGACTGCCCATGCGTATCTACCACCCAGTCCCTCGCCTGCACGTGCTTTTGCTTTTTCAACTTTGGCTTTAATTGCGTCAAGAGAGGCAGCAGCCATTTTCTTAGCATCGTCAGAACTATTATCTTCAAGAACTGTTTTGCTTTTCCTAAATTCTTGCTCTAAGTTAAGTACATAATTCTTAACGCTATCACTAAACAGTGCAAAAACAGCTTCAGAGATGCCAATTTCTGGGTCTTCTAAGAAATTCTTATTTTGATCAAATGTATTTCTAAAAGGTTTAAGCTGCGGGATAAGATTCGATAACGCCGCTTTACGATTTGTCTCAATAGTAGCATATGCCTCAGTTGCTTTTAGGTTAGTCTCTGTCCCTAAAGGACCAATAGGTCTGTCGTTTAATTTATTCAATTCAGCTTGGCTCTTGGCAGCTGCATTATACAAAGCATTTCTAATATCATCTGGTAACTTAAGGAATTTATCTTCAATAAGTCCTAGTTCTGGGAATACATTTGAAACAGTATTGAATTGTTGTCCAAATTTCTCAATGTTACCTTCTTCTTTATCTTTACTATCAGTAGTTGCCTTCCAAGCGTCAACTTCACCAGATAAGACCATTTTACTAACAATATTCCCTAAATTATCACGACCTTCAGTAATCAATTTTCCAAGCATATTCTTCATAAACTCAGGTGTCGCTGGAGACTTTCTTTCTCGCTCCAGTCTTCTAATATTGTCTAAAGCGTCTATCAAAGCTTGTTGACTACTTCCTTTGAGTTCTAAGATATCTTCGGCCTTTACACCTTCAATACCATTGTCTTTAAGAGTTTTTGCAAACACATTTGCATAGTCTTTTCCAGCTCGCTTTAATGTTGTTTGAAACGGTGTACTATCAACTTCACCAGTACCACCGGTGGGTACTACAGGTTCTTTCCAACCTATGGCATTCTTAACCGATTGCATCAAGGTTGGCAATGCTGTACTAACAGCTGCTGATATTTTAGAAGCATCAAAAGACTTAATAGCCTCCCATATTTCACCAAAGGCACCTTTTGCGCTACTTGCAACGTGTACTTGTATTATATCTTTACTACGGCTAGGGTCTGCATACTCTTTGCCTTTCCAGATAGCATCCTTATTAACTGCACCACCATTTTGGAAAACAAGACCACCTTGGGCATATTTACCAACACCATTTATATATTCTAAAGTTTTCCTGTGCTTTGCCGCAGAGCGTGCATTTATTACAAACTCACCATTAGAAAGAAGCGCTGGAATAGAATCTGAAGTACCAGTCCCTTGTCCTCTAATCCATCCCCCTGAAGCAAATCTAGAAGCACTCTTAAATCCTTTATAGAGATTATTTGTTTTTTCTAATTCCAAAAGCTCTGCAGGTGAAATCCCAAAGTATTCTGAAGCATTATATGTTTTCGAAGTCTTCCAAGGTAAGAAAGATATCCAATTTCTTATGTAACTTATTTGGTCTTTTAACTTATTATTTTCAAACAAACCTAATTGCTTAAGGGTGTCAATAGTTTGATTAGGCAGATCAGTTGGACGTATATTTTTAAGACCGTCTTCAATAGCTAGAATAGCCTTTGAGGCTTTCTTATTTATACCACCCTTTGTAAATTGTGAAATGTCAGAGAAATTTATATATAAGGAACGTGCTAAGGTAGGCAGTGGGTAGGCGTTTGAACTGTTTTGGTATGGAAGACGCGTATTCAGTATCTTTATTGGTGATTTTTCAGATGTAGTAACGCCATGCGCATAAGTATAAAATGCATTATAAGCGTCTTCTACCATCCCTACTGCAGCTCTTGCAGCAGCCTGGAATGTTCCATCTTTCAAAGACCTCTTAATAAGTTCTGGATCTACGTTAAAAGGTTTGGTTTCACTAAAGCCTTCAAAACTTTTTGGATTGAAAGAATTAAATAAACCGCCCTTCGCGAACTTAGCTCCAACTATTTTAAAGTAGCTAGCAACAGTAGCATCTGTAACAGATCGCCACGGTAATGACTCTATTTTATTAGAAGCTTCCGTAGCTTCGCTTAAAAATTCAGGACTAGATAGCAATTCTTTCTTGAGACCGTCTGGTATCAGACTTTGTTCAGATATAGTCTTTGCTAATTGCTCTTTTGTAAGCTTGGCACTCTGGTTGCTCTTAAGACTTTTTAATTCAGAGATTGCATTGCTCTTGTAAGTACCACCAGATGCTTTTACCTTATTTAGCAACTCTACAATGTGTGCAGCCGATGCATCCAAGAATGTGATACCATCACCCTTGGCAAATGGTAACTTAGAATTGTATAAAGCACCCCAAGTGTCATAATCAGAAATGTCTGTATTATTTATAAAGCTATCTAAGTACTTATTTATATGCGATGCCCATGCAGTAAGATTCTTTGCAGAACGAAGCTTACTAAAAGGATTCACCATTTTTAATAATAAACTCTTAAAGTCACCTAAGTAGCCTTGGACATCTGCAGGAGGCATTACAACACCACCCTTAGAAAACTTTTGAGCAGTATTTGCGTTTATTACGTACTCACCATTAGAAAGTAAGGCTGGAATTTTATCATCACGAGGCCCACCAGGTCCACGCACCCAACCACCATTAGCATATTTTTGCGGGAAAATAAATGTCGAGTCTGAAGTGCTTGTCAAGGGCACAACATTCTTAAGATTTTGCTCAAATTGTTGTTTTAACTTTGCATTATGTTCTTTTCGAAGTCTGATCTCTTCAGCACGTTGCTTTTCTTCTTCCTCTATTTTCTTTTCTCTAATCGCCTGTTGAATTAGTAAGTTTTTATCCCAAGTAGCTAGACGTGAAAAGAAACCACTACTATCAAGATTTGCCTTTTCTGAAGCTAGTTGCTCTGGTGTTAGGGTACGGTAATAATCTATATTACCCCTCCACTTAGAAATAAATTCTGTAAATGTTTCTTTGAGTTTAGATACTAAGTAAGTTGCACCAACTGTAATACCAGCGGCTAATAACACTGCACCAATCTGCCCAATAAGCGGGAAAGCTGCAAGTAATGCAGGTATCCCTGCTATTAAAGCTGTTACAGATACCTTAAAGATAGTAAAAGCGGCACTTAACGCTGCACCCGCCTTGGAGAAGAAAGCTAACAGACCGGATGTAACAAGTGCCTTACCTAACATAAATGCTGCACGATTAGCAAAGATACCCCCAAGTGCTGCAATAGGCGCCGTCAGGAGGCCAACAATACTAACTACAAAATTTGTTGCTAACAAGCCTAATGAAGCACCAATAAATTGTCCGACAAAAGACGTTGCAAGAGTGACACCAATTTTCTTCCAGGCTGGCTGGTTTTCCATACCTCTGGCAATTTCCATACCGACTTGAAAACCACCAACACCGCCTATGATACCGCCTAGACCGGCGCCTATACCAATAAAACCTTGAGTAACAGCCGCTTTTGTTTCATTGAGTTTCTTGGTAAGACCAGTATAAGCCTCTTTTGCAGAATCTAATTTTTCATTTACAGCCTTTTGAGTCATCAGATGTTTGTTTAAGGACGCCTCGGCAATCTTGACAGAATCTTGCATAGACTTGACTTGAGACAGCAGTACAGCAGCAGGTAACCCTGTTGAGCTAGTTAAATTAGTAGCATCTTTCCTATTTGCACGAGACTGCAATTCACTAGGTCTTAAATTACGTGTAGTACCAATAGACGGGTCAAACACCTTTAAATTTCTACCGACATCAGCAGAAACTTTTCTTAAGTCATCTGCTGCAGCCTTTACAGATCTCTCTTGGCCCTTAACAACTTTGTCTATTACATTTGCAGCATCTTTAGCATTATTGTAAACCATCTTCAAATACTTCTTATCGACAGTATGCTTCCAAACAGTATCGCTAACTATTGTAGGGGCTGATAAAACACCTTTTATAACCTTCATCCACATCTCACGACCAGCTTGGAAGAGTAATAAAGTTTTAGCAATAAGACCAAGGAATGCAGCAGGATCGTCCCAAGCTTTCTTACCAGACAATAGTTTTGTAAAACCCATCTCAAAGATGTTCAGGATACTAAAAGCAATACGTTTGAAAAGATCTGATGTAGCTTCAGAGCCTACGACCTTAACCATCGAGATAAGCAAAGCACTGCTAAATAAGCTGACTGCAACAGTTCTTACCATGCCTTCTGCCATTGCAGCTCTTAAAGCTAAAGTCAGACCTGTTACAAGACCTAAGTAAATTGGTGCTCTAGCTTGCTCCGGAAACATTCCTATTGCATCATGTAAGAATGGTCTACTTTCTTTTTGGCGACGCACACCTCGACCAACTTTAGCATTTGTGTCGATTGTCTCACCATAAATCTGTCCAGGATACTTATCCTGAATACCAAAGAATTGTTTTAAGTTTCTTGTAATATTATTTGTATGAAACCACTTTTTAAAATCATCTGCGAATTTAGAAAGCTTATCATCAACAGTACCTTTTTGTGGTGCACCTAAATTAGTCTTCTTATTTTTAATTATTTCGTATGCAGCAATGCCACTTAAAGCGCCTAACCCGCCTAGAGCTAACCCCTTTAAGCCAGCCTTTAATAAGCTTAATTGTTTCAAGGCAAAAGTAAATGGTGCAACAACTGCTAACTTAGCAAAGAGCCCGTTTGCACTACCTACAAAGCTCTTGATAAATGCAAGAGGTGAACCTAATAATTTCTTAAGCCAAGCACCGACTTGAGTTACAAGGTCTGGTATCCATGAGTTACCAACAACTTTGTCATATAACCATTTAAACCAACCTTCTACAGCTCTAGCCCAACTCTTTACTTTTTCTAATATAGGTTTGAGACTATCAAAGAATTTGCCCATATTAATAGAGGGCATTTTAAGTTTGATACTATTCCAGACTTTAGTAAAAGTATCTCTAATCCACATAGCAGCATTACTTACTGCATTAGCAAATCTTTGGAATAAAGATGAGCTTGTTATAAAGTCTTTCAACTTCATAAAAGCATTGCCTAATGCATTTGCTGCAGTCTTTCCAAATGCTACAATTGCAGCACCTGCAGCTGCTAATTCTGGTTTAAGCTTTTCAAAGATGCTACCAAGCTTTTCTCCGATCTTACTTAGAACTGTTTTTAATACTTGCCAAAGATTGGTAAAGAATTGAATGACATTGACAACAAACAATGCCGCCTTAACCTTGGCATTATATAAATGCAATTCAAAGTTTAAAGCAAATTGCCCAATACTCATGGCAATTTTATTCAACCATGTTGCAATGTAACTACCAGAACCAAGAAAGGTTTTAACAACGGAGTCATATAGAAGCTTAAAAGAAGTTCCTAGATTTAGAAAAGCTTGTCCATACGTTATTTGCAGGTTAGAGAAAACGCTATCAAGTTTGTCTCCTTGCTTTAATAAGGCTTTTATAACGACAGGTGCGGTTAGCTTGCCTGCCTCACCTAATTCTTTCAGCTTTCCAATAGCAACACCTAAACCATCTGCTAATGCCTTTGCTAATGCGCCATTGTTCTCTAACACAGAGCGCAACTCTTCACCGCTCAGCCTGTTAGAGCCAATTGCCTGCGCAAACTGTTGCATGGAACCTGCGGCTTCAGCAGCATTTGCACCGGAAATCTTTAAAGTCTTAGAAACAAGTTCTGTAACTCGAAGTGTTGATCTCTGGCTAATACCAATATCGTTGCTTACAAGAGCAATTCTACCGTATAATCTTGCCACACTATCTAAGTCAGCTCTAGTATTTAAAGCGATTTCTTTAGTCCGATATAGTGCCCTCTCGAATTGCTTTTGTGTACTAGTAAGTGCTCGTAACTTATTTCCGTAATTTGTTAACTCATCGGAAATTTTAACAAAAGAATTAACAAGTACTCCGCCAGCAACCGCTAGCCCAATACTTCTACCTATGGAAGCTAGTGATTTGGATGTATTATCTACCGAATTTTTTACATCATCTACAGAAGCTCTTAATTTAGATAGATCCTGTCTAGCTTGTGCGGAGTCAGATACTGTTTTTACTATCAGTGACATCTGACTTCTCTCTTAAAAAAAGCCCAAGGCTATTGACCTTGGGCAGAGCCATTTGTTGGCTCGACGATGGCACCCTTAGGTGTGCCGTATTTTAAAGCTGTCTGTTCTATGAAGAAAGCAGGAGCCTGTTTAGAGGAACCAGCATTAAGCCTGTCTATATAAGGTGCTGTATTCTCAATAACTGCACCTTGCGCATTATTCTTAACAGACCAAGATGCTTTTGCAAACCCAGTATCTACTGGTGTCTTATTAGCAAGTTCTGTTTTAAGTAATGCTGCGATTTGTTGTGTATATTGTACATGTCTTTTAACGACACTCTGCGTAATACCATCTATTTCTTTTCTAGCATTAAGTAATAGCATCTTCATATTACACCTTTACAAAAAGTCTAGCTTATCGCCGTTTGCAGCATTCAACATCAGCTGATGTAACTTTGAACCTTTTAAAGTCTCTACAGGATCGTTTGCTTTCTCAGTATCAAGCAATCTCTTAAGAGCAGGGAATATCTGATGAGGTTTACGTTTTTCACCTTGCGACTGGAGGAGATAATACGTACGTAAATCTTCTCTCCAGCCTTCTGGATTATACCGTAAGTAATACTCTGTCCACATGATAAACTCATCATGCGGCATTTCTTCGATTAATCTGTACACAGGTATTTGAAACTTATGTGCCAGTTCGAATAATAACAACTCCTCATCAGATATCTTTATTTTCCCGCTTCTGCAGGAGCATTAAGCCCAGAGTACTTCATGATTTCATTTGAAAGCTTTGACAGATCGTCAATAGGATTTGTATCAAAGTCTTCATCTGTGAGGTCTGCTGCACCCTCTGCACCAAGCCTGATTACCTTCTTAAGCAGTTCAAGACCATTTGAGCTCTCAGTAACCGTCTTAGCCAACTCTTGAATTTCGACAACTTCAGCAATAGTAAGTTTATAGATTTCAATTTCTGTATCCATAAACTTAGTCTTCTTCTTAGCTCTACGATTAAGTAGCGCCCGCAACCCACGAGCGGAATCTTTAATTTCAGGACCCGACATTTATTTCACCTATTTGCTTGCGCAACATGTGTAAATCTGAGAGTGTTTGCAAAACTTCCGCAGATTTTCCTGAATCGTTATCGAAATCAGAAATTCTGGCAATTGTTTTTGCGATACTCATATCTATGCACTTAAGCATGTGTTTGACAGTCGTTGAAACGACATATGACCTGTCAAACGGTTTGAGTTTGTCGTTCATATATTTTTTATAGAGGTTTCTTGTTTAAACCTTGCAGTCCTCTAGTCAATTAGACAGTGTTGCTGGTATACGCACCGTAAAGCGGCGATTGCAGAGTCATCGTAAGAGTGGCAGTATTAGCATCATTAAGTTGCGGCGATACCAGAAGGGCATCAAGTTTGCCAATCCAGAACCACTGACTGTTCATGACAGTACCAAGACCTACAGCCGAAGAAGCGAACTTAGTTGCGCCAGAACCCGTAGGCTCGACGTTCATAAGAGTAAATCTAAAGATGTACTGCTTTCCGTCGCCAACCGCATTACCTAAGAGGCAACCAGCCTCCTTGGACCATTCACTAGGAACAAAGTTCAGCGTGACTTCCATTGTAGGAGCGTCAGACTGACCTTGAATTTGCTGTGTAGTCTTCTGACCATAAGTAGGTACGTTTACAACGTTCGGTGGAATACCCATGGCAGGAAATTCACGAACATTGAGTACGCGTACAAAAGCCCCTGCACCCTTCGTACCGCCTACCGATGGGATTTCAGTTGCAAATGCGGGAGAAAATTCCGAAAAAGTATCTAAATCAACAAATGACGGCGGGGTCGCAGGCATCGCGATCGAAAGATCGGAATACATCCCTGCGCCGATGGAATTGATGTGCGACATCTTTGTTAAACCTCAAAATATTTGAACTGGATTGAAAACGTAGACTTGACTAATGCACTGTTATCGGCATCTAGGCCGTTGTATGTTAAAACACTATCAAACAACTGAGTCATTCCAGATCCAGTTTTTAATGTCTTTTTTGAAAAGTGCTTATCAAGTGCGTCTGCAATAACGTTTGCTCTATTAGGTCCTTTACCTGCTTCAGTAAAGATTTCAACAAGCATAACCCCATTGACAGACTTCGTATTTACACCTTCACTTGGAGTTAAAACAGAGACTCTTATAAATTCGGAGGATAAACCGCCTTGTACAAAGTCTCTTGGGTACGTTTTAATATTCTCCGCTAGCCATTCGGGCGATGCAAACACACTAAAGACATCTTTTGTAACTGCTGTAAACTTGCCCATTAGCCTTCCTTATTTAGCTCTAGATAATACAGAAACCCATCATTCTTAATAACAGGTCCTATATTCCAATTGACACCGTCAATCGTAATACTAGAGTAAAGACTAATATCACCTACACCATTATACTGGATAAGAGCTTCTTTCTTTGCAGAGTTTCGGTCCTCGGCTTTCTTAAGGGCATCTAAAAGAATAACTTTTACTTGTAGAGTAGCTGCAGCAGTTTCAATAGGTAATACGTCTGTAAAATTGAAACTACTAGTAGTTCTTTTATTTAAAGTTGCATCTTTTGCGAGATCTTTTACAAGCTTAAAGACCATCGTTATATTTTTGTGAATAAGCTTAGCATAGCTCAATTTGCCCTCCACCAACTTTTAGCTCCGCCATATTTTAATAACGCGGATATATTAGCCTTAACTGAAGAAGGAACAACATTAGCGTTAGTAATACCTTTAAGAGTGATTGGACCGACAGATATCTCTCTAACAGAAGAAGTGCTCTCCAACAAATCAGTATTATTAATTAAATGCAATGCAAGTTCGTATGTAGCTACTTTAATTTCTTTAGGTGTTTCGTTTTCAAAGTATACAACTGTACCAAGCTGCTTACTATAGTATTCGCCCGTTCTAGGAAAGGCAAGATGTTGCATGTCACTTACGGCGACACCAGTCCATTCGTAGTCATCTAATTTACGCGTCGCTGTTATTAACGCATTTGTCTTTGTTGCAAGACTAGCACTAATCCAGCTGCTTCTATTGAGATGGTGTTCGAAATAGGAGTCTGCCTCAGCGACAGAAACATAGGAATTAGTCCCTACCACTAAAGCCATAAGTGACCCCTAGATTACGAATGGAAAACGGGAAGAATGCCTAACCCAAGTGCCGAAGTAGCCTTACGCTTCCAAATACCAGATGTAGACGCAAGTGTTCCGGAAACAACAGCAGTCAGAGCAACCTTATTTGTGGATTCCATTACGCTCATGTAGTCAGCATTGGCCGGGAAAGCATCTTCTGGACCAGCCCAGTCATAGCCCGCCGGATGGAGCACATAACCCCAACGGTACCAAATCGACGTAGTACCACCGCCCTTGTAAGCAGCAGCAGAACGATCAATTTCCGTAGGATCAGGGACAGCCAGAGGCTCCATCGCAAGAGCACCAGGAAGCACAATAAACGTAGTCTTTGTACCAACAATGTCAACACCAGCACCGGTATTGATCTTTGTAAATTCAGCACCAGACAGGCTCTGAGTAGCGCGTGTTTGAATAAGACGGAACTTGCCTTGGAACAACGTGTTAAATTCTACATTACCATCGACGACACGATCAGCATCAACGAGGTTAGCAGAACGGAACGACGCCATCATTTCAGGCGAGGTAATCAGGTAGTAGTAAGGCGCTTCATAGTCCTTCCAGGCCATGCCGACAGCACGCAAGAAGCCTTCAGCTCTAGCAGCGCCTTGAACGCTGGAACTAGCATCAACAACAGCCTTAGAAGCACCAAGATCGACGTAGAAACCGTACTTGGGATCTGTAGGGTCGTTGTTGAAAGTTTGACCGCCAAGACCCGTAGCACCAGAACCAGCAGCAGCGCCGTTCAGAAGTTCCGAAATAGCAACACCACGCAGAACAGCAAGAACAGCATCATGCTCATCCTGAGCGCGAGTCTCACCAAAGTCACGACCAATCTTGGCAAGACCATCTTGCTGAGTGACCACTTGCTGCATGTTGATCTTGGTAGCACCATGCGTACGAACAGTCTTGATATACCGAAGGTATTCAGAACTGTATGTGGTCGTCGAACCAGCAGTAGAGTCTGTAAGAGATGCGACGTTGATAGTCGGGTTTAAAGGCTTAAACCAGCGCATCTGACCCATAAAGGTCTCAGTGCTAGTATCAATCTGCGGATTGCTACTTACAATACCGGTACCAGAAAGCTTCCTGGCAGTGGTGTAAGCTTCGTCCGAATAAGCATTCAGGGCTTCTTGCAGAACAAAGTTTGTAGCGCCTGCAAGGTTAGTCTTAACCGTCATTTAAAATCCTACCGTTTGTTTAATTTTCCTTCTGCAGCAAGTTTAAGAACATCCTCTTGTTTCATAGTGAACAAGCTTCCTTTCTTACCGCCATCATCAGCAGACTTACCACCCGTATTTGTGCCTGACCCAGAAGAAATCTTTTGCTTTAGCAGAAAAGCATTGTCCTCATTAGATACAAAAGCTTGGACTAAGTCTGCGATAGGTCGCCCGTCCTTAGCAACCCACACATCCTGCTCGTTGCGTACAAGGTTGCTCACAAGCTCTCTAAACGCCATTTCACGTGCGTTATCATTCCTGAACTCATGAGTATTAAGGGCATTCCGAAGACTCATATCGCGAGACAATTCAAGATTTTGTTTCTTGAGAATGTCTTTTTCTTCTTCAGCTTGTTTTAGCCGAAGTGCGAGAGCTTCTTCTTTCTTGCCTTGCTCTTCTAAGCGCCGGAGTTCTTCGGCCTTTTTAAGTTCCTCTAACTCCTTATTACGCTTAAGTACCTCATCACGCTTACCGTAAGCTTCGTCTAACTTCTGTTTAATAGGCTTAAGCTTTTCTTCAGCCATTTTCTCGGCTAAAGCTTGAACAGCCTTTTTAGTATCAGCATCTAGCTTTTCAAGATCAAAGCCTTCATTGCTGTTACCACTGTTTTGACTGTCGTCATTGTTTTCGTCTGTGTTATCTGGCATGATTTCCTCGAGTACAACTCGTTAATTGTACAAAACATTTATTGGGCGTGGTCTATACGAACTTCATATAGACCACGGGTTAATAAAACGATATCAGTTAGCCCACACCATACCAACCATAGTCTTTTTGGAAGTCGAATTCTAACTCTTTAAGAATGTCTTCTTTAGTTAGAATATCTGAGTTTTTCAAAACCTTGTTACCTACTTTAGAAATACCAGGCACAGGTATAAGCCCCTTCTCAATGGCTTCTTCTAAATATTTTTCATATATGTCCTTAGGCAGACCTCTTGCACGCATCTCGTCAAGTGTCATTTTTACAACATTTTTATCTAGAGTCTCAGCATAGATTTCTCTAAGTGCTTGTCTAGCCTTTAACATATCTGTAGTATTTGTAAAGAAGGCATCATGAATGGTGGATGTGGGTATCTTATTTTTCTTACCCCATAGGTGAAATTTCTTTACTAAGACGGCGTCATTAGAGTGATTACCGTTAACTGCATATGCGGTACGTGCTTTAGTAAGATCTGCAATATCATTTATTTTTCCGCTCTTGTTTGCCATCTCTTCCCACCATGAGGAAGATGTCTTCTGCGGAATCTGGACGATATTTACCATCCATTCACCCTGGGCATTTTTATAGACTAATCTTTCTTCAAAACTCTGAGTAAAATTTTGTTCAATAATTTTACCATCAAAATTTATCCAGGGCACATTTGTCCATGCCTTAGGCAACTTGTTGGCATAGAACAATTCAATTTCCGAAAGCTTTTTCTCTTGGAAATAAATTCCTTTTGCCAAGTTTTCAAGCGTAGGCAAGGCTGGTGTAACAATTTCTACTTTTAGGAATTTACCACCTGTTCTACGTGCTTCCGGAGATTTTACACCATATATAACTTCAGAAAGGGTTCCGTTAGGCACCCAAAATCCGAAGCGCTTTAAAAGCTTCTCAGAAACAGGTTCTCCACGTTTCAAACCTAAAATTCTGGAAGCCCAGTCTGGCAGTATATAACCTTTTTCTTTATTTCCTCGCAAAGCTATCTTACCAATACTTTTCCAATCGAAGTCCGCATTTGAGGGTTTTGCGTAAGCTAAATAATCTTGAGCAAGCCTACCAAAGTACCTGGTAAAATCTTTTAGAATTGGCACCTCTTCAGCAAGATGCTCACTCATAATCATAGCAACCTTTTTGAAATCATCAGGTGTAACAACTCTGTCATATGACATTGACATCTTTTCAAGTATATCTCTAGTTTTAGGGTCTAGGAACCATAACTGTTCCATAATCTCTTCACCGGGGTCTGCACCCTTATTAAAGATATCTCTAACGTTTTGTCGAAGTTGTCTGAGCTCTTCTGCTGTTTCAGGGTCAAATCGCTCATACATCGCCGCTCTGGCTGATATTTCATTTAGTACAATATCTCTATCTGACGCTTTAACAACTAATGTATTTGCATCTTTTCCTAAAATTTTACTTAATTTGCCTTCAACATTTAATGCTCCAGTCCTTTCACCAGCACCGTAGAACGTAACCATGTTCTGTGCTTTAGCCGCTTTTCTTAAATCTTTTTCAGTAAGTCCTAATTTCTTGTTTATTTCTTTGAACTTTGGGTCTCTGAACGTTTTTCCAGCAATTTCGTCATAAAGTCTTTTCTTATATTCAGTAGGTATTACATTACTAAGCTCTGCAAGTTGTTTATTTTTTGTTGTCAATGCTATAATCTGAGCACCTGATGAAGATGCATCTTGCTCTAATGCTAGGCCAGTTTTATAACTATTAAGAGTTTCCAAAGCTTTCGGAGAATAATTACCTTTCAAATGATTATCAATCTTAGCCATTTCTAATGCTAATCTAAAAAACTTACCTAAGTCTTCTCCATCAACATAACTAATCATATCATCTTCTAATATTGCTCGAATATCATTAGGCTTTCCACTAAGCATATGCCTCCCAATCTTGACCAGATTAGGTCGCCATTTAGCGGCGATCTTTTGACGTCCAGTAAAGCTTAAAGAGTTGTAATTACCTTCAAAGTGATCATTAAGACCACCTAAGAACGAACCTAACTGGTCTTGTAGATTGACAAAATCTATTTTACTAAAATTCTTTTCAACTTCTGTATTTAGGAATGGTCGAAATGTTTCACCTGATTGTGGTGATATAAGACCTCTGTCATAGATACGAGCTCTATGGTCTATAAAAGCATTATTACTAAATGCGGAATTTCTTTTTCGTAACCATTCCATTGCCTTTATACGCTCGTAGGAGTCACCACGAGAAGATATATACTTCTTATATGTATTTAAATTATCATAGAATTCGGCTTTACCTTTGTCATCTTTGAAGTACATAATTTTCTTAATAAAGTCAAAGTAGTCGCCGTCAATTCTATATTTTGTTTGACTAGCCCAATTAAGGGCATCAGCAAATTCCTTATCAACAAATGTAGTAGGAAATTCACTGAAGCTAGAAGTAGATGTAATAGGTATCCTAGTATCTTCCCATCCAAGAATACCTCTATCCAAGAAATAGGTTTTATAACCTTCTCTTACATAAAGGCGATTCTTATCATTGACGACAGGAACACGCATACCAAGATCAATGCTACGCTGTAACTTAGCATAGTCCATAATCTTGGGATCGGTGATCCTAATAAAATATGTTGTAGTATCATATTTAGGGCCAAAATAAGCTCCGCTCATGCGGCTTTTCATGCGCCTCTTCTGTACCCCGAACGTTTCAATCTTATAGTATTTGTTGACTCGGTCGCTTTCCAGTATAGCTTTACCAAGTTCAAACCATTCTCTTCTATTCCCATTATAATTGGCTAAATTATGTAAGTCTCTTCCAAGCTGCACAGCTAGCTGGTCAAAGTCAGGTCCTTCTGACATACAAAGTCTGTTTGCAAATTTAAGATAAAACTCTTGCAAGTCTCTATCACTAAGTCTCATCCAAACTTTAGGAGCGCTTTTTGCAATAGTTACGTCAAAAGTACTTCTTAGTTTAGAAGCAAGCTTTGGTGCCTCAGTATCTTCCCACTTATTCTTTGCTAAAACATTGTCTACGAATTTATCATGCAACTCATCTAATTGTACAGGACCTAAGACTGGGTCAATATAGTTGCTGTCTAATAGTTTCTTGAGTATGTCTGAGTCCTTTCGAAGCTGTGTTTCCATAGCCTCTGAAATGTTCATAATATCAAACTTTAGCTGGGCTTGTGTAACAGCCTTAAAGTTACCCCACGGCTCTGGGTTACGTCTGTATCTAGTGAAAAGTATTCTAAGGTTATCAATAATGACTGCTGTTTCATTCATGCCTATTTTAGTAGCCATGTCTAAAGAAAAGTCCTTAATAAATTTCTTATCTCTATCTTTTAAGTCTACGGACTCATCAACGAGTCTTAAGGCGTTGTTGAACACTGCAGGATTAGGTTGATACATTCTTGCATCTTCATACCTATTTGTTATAGGATTGAATTTAATCTGGTCTTCTCTAGGCGGTGTAGTTAAAACACGTCTTTTCTGAGTTCTCTTAGTATTTAATAAAAGTCCTCGATAGTTTGTTAGCGAAAGATTACCGTCTAAGTCCTTTGATTGAAGTTTATAATATTCTTCTAGGTTCTTAACAAGTGTTGGATTATCGAAGAAGTCATCAGGTGTAGTTGCTGGAAGATGTAACGAATCTAGCTTTCTTTTAGCATTAGCAAAGCGCTGTACGTCACTAGCATGTGTGAATTCTGAATCTGTTAATTGTTTAAGTTCATTAATACCTATAGCAACCCCTTCAGGTGTAGTAAATCTATCTAATGTAATTTGCTGTTTATTAAATAGTTCTACTTTACGCCAATCGCCAATATGCTTTAGCTTTACTTCCTCTGACTGACGTAATAGCCAATCGTTGTAAGGCTCTCTAAGAGGTGTCTGACCATCATAGAATGCCTTCTGGCTGTCAGTAAGCTTCTCAAGATTACGTCTTCGAATAGCTGATAGGTTTTCAAGTTCAGCTAAGTCAGACCAAGACTTAAATACAGGAACAGTTGTTGATCTACAGTTAAAATGTGCAGGCGGTAAATGAACATAGTCACCAATAGGAAAAATTTTACCGTCTCTATGAGCACAAATCCAAGTAGTTCTAGAATCAAGCACAGCTACATATTGATAGCCTCTTATTGCCTTTTTATTAGCTTCATAAACAGATTGATCAGCCTGGTTGACTACACTTGTTACACTAGTAACAACTAAAGCCCTAGCCTGATTCCTGGTGATGTTATGAACGTTCCCTTGACGAACTTTTAATGCCATTTCATCTATAGACAAACCTTCAGCAATACCTTTCCGAATACTAGCTTCAATTCTTTTACGTTCATAAGCTCCAATGTTTTGCCAACCAATTTCTAGTGTCTTGTCACCGTACAAAGGACGCTTAAGAACGACTTCTTCTGCTAATCTGACTGATGGTCTTTCTGTCTTCCATACTTTACCATAAAGCACTTCAATATTCTGGTATGCGTAAGATACTTGATCTACAAACAAGTCTAACAGCGATCTGCTATGGACATTGAAGGCTTCTTTGTAATTTCTCAAGGTTAGCAACCTTAGCTCTTCCATCAGATCTTTGCGACCCTTGGCAGTAAGGTTGCTACTCTTCAATAGCTCTTGCACATCAACTTCATGACCATCAATGATTAACGCAACCTTGTCATTAAGACGCCTTTCATAGAGGCGATTCATTGCTGCTCTATCAATTACTTTATCGTAGAGCTCGGTATTTGCGTTTATAGGTTTCATTACATCACATCTTTCCGTGTAAGGTTAGTATTTTCAAGTTTCTTCAAATAGGAAACTTGTTTAGATTCTACAGTAAAGACATTCCTATCTTCTTCGTTAATTTCTTTAATGCCATCTTCATCGTTATACTCTGACTTAAGCATATCATTTCTTTTAAGAATTTCCAGCCATGCACTTCTTGGAATAAGGCTTTGTTGGTACCATTCGGTAGCAAGACGCAGCCAGTCAGCACCAAGTGGGGTATGATCGAAGTCTTCAGACAATGTAAACGATACTTCATCATCAAAGAATTCAATGTCATATCGCCATCTAAGCATGAATGCTATGACTTGAGCGATAGTAGAGCTAACACGGTTATTAAGTAAGCCAAGACGAGCTGTTTGAGAGGCATTACGTAGCTGTAATGCAATTCCTGACTGTCCAGCTTCAGGACTCAACATACGAATACCTAATTTAGCAAGCTCTTCAATATTAGCAGCAATTGCTTTTTCCATATTTGCTAGCGCGTCAGTAGGTGTAGCAAGAATGGTAGCCTTACAACCTGCAGGTATGTTCAACCAAGAACCAAGACCTGAATCTACGATTGCTTGAAATTGGTCATCTGAAAGATCTCCTTCAATAACTGGCGTATACGTGGAAGCACCATACAGAAGGTGATTACGTCGGCTGGTCTTATTATAAAGAGCGCATTCTTTGTCCATAATAGCGCCTAAGATAGGCTCTACTGGATCAATATAGCCATTCAAAGGCCATGCAGGAATCATATCAAGGCGAGCTCCATGCATTAGAATATTCTTGTTAGGAGACGTTAAGTCTTCAACAAGTTGGGATCTGTTAGCCTCATTATTAACCTTTTGACCGTTAACAAATTTAGGAGTATTAGTAGCTTTGGCTTCCTTAAAGGTTCTTACTTGATAGTAACCTTCTTCGTCAAGCTCATGTACATACACGTACATGACGTATTCTGGATGGTACTTTCCTTCTGGAATTTCTTCAATAAATTCTTTAAGAATAACTCGAGTCAGGACTGTCTTACCATTCTTATTTTTACCTGTCTGCCAGTTAATAACAGATTCCGCAGGCCAAATTACAGGATATGGCTTAATATTCTTACGCTCTTCTGGAGTAAGTTCTTCAGCATTATCAACGACAGGATGATCAACAAAGACCCATGCGCGGCTTGTAATGATTTCTTCGTTAAGAATTTGATCTAGAAATGAAACCAATGAAGTATCGTCTCTGTTGAAAGACTTTTGAATCCAGTCTGATGCTTCATCGGGGATTTTGTCAGGAAGCTTTATAATAGGGGGCTTTCTAAGAAGACCACCTACTAGCATTTTAGAGAATTCAGCTGAGATCCCAGGAAATTCTGCTTCTGCTTTATAAAAATTGTACTGCTCTTGCGTCATTCTTGGAGAGAAGGGAATAAGGATATTAGTATAAGAGATCACATCTAGAGCACCGTCATAAGCTTTTACATACTTCTCTCCAGAACAAATAGCACGAGCTCTCTCCCATAATGGTTTAAGAGTTTCGTAAGAAGCACAGGGATCTGCTACTGTCTTCCCTTGTGGAGAAGCATTAGCTACGGCCATAATTAAGCCTTAATAAACTTATTAAACTCTTCAACAGAGCCTTCAAAAGTTCTGCCAGTTTGAATATTCTTTGCAAAAATACCATCACCTTGAGGAACAATATCCCAATTAGAGGGTACAGTTTCGACAGGTTTAAGGATTACCATCTGTTTTTCGGAAGCCTTTATGGCTGTTTCAGCTTCAAGCTTAGGGACCTGCGTTACGACAGGGACAACAGTGTTTTGTGTAGCCATGTTATTGCGCACTCTCTTGTTCAGGGTTAGAAGGCTTCTCAGCCTTTTCAACTTCACGTCTTACAGCATCCAGAACCTTTTGAATAAAAGATTCCAGATCTTCTGTGGAGATTTCAATTTTCGGGGTATTCTCTAAGTCTTCTCTAAGCTGTACTCTGAACTTTTCTAAAGTAACTTCTAGAGACGCGGTATCAATTTCAATTTTGGTACCATTGAGTTGCTGAATAAGATCATTCTTAAATGCTTCTAAGTCTTTTGTATCAAATCGCACAACACTGCCACAACCAGCTACTAATATAGCCATTGCGACAATTAATGTCTTCATATCTTACTCCTGTATATAGGATATTTTACCAGATATTCTGGTAGTCTTGCAATCTTCCTGATTACCTTTAGTACTGCAGCAAAGCCCCAAGAATAAGACCAAGTATTTCCCCACGATTCACCCCAATGGTTCATGGTGATGGCCCCCAAGGGTCTGTTTGCTGTCCTGTACCTATTATTTCAATGTCATTTACTTGAACAACATTGCTATCTAACACATGGTTTTCTAATAGTTGTTCAACTTTAGTTGCGACTTGTGATATTTCTTGTGGAGGAAGTACAGCTGAGATTGACTGTAACCCATTGACTATATGAGCAGCATATTCATTAGCTGTATACACCCTAGGTAATCTTATAAGAATGTATTCACCTAATGAACTCATAAGGCTCCTTTATTAATTCGTTTCATACGGGTCTCCAGTGATCACCACGAATTCCTGCGCCTGTAATTGTTACATTGTTAACCTTCTTAACATTAACGTCAAAAGTATGCGTCAGTAACGCATTCTTTATTGCCGACGTTACTGTTTCTCTGTCAGTATTTGAAAGAGTAATGTTCAGGGGATTAGTTGCAAGGATACTAAGAACAGCATCTAATATCTCTTGAGGAGTTGGAATAGGACCATAGTTTGAATTAATATAAATAATTGCCTCGTCAAGTATCTCTAGGGCTAGCGGAATTAATATTGCAGCGCCAGTAGAAGATACATTGTCTTGTACACAATCTGCAATTGCGATTTTAACAACCTGCTCAATACCACCGATAGAACTTACACTACTCTGTATACATCCATCAGATGTAATATACAGGGTAAGCAATATAAATGGCTGTGATGAGGAATTTCGCTGTAAATCATTAATCGTACCAAAATTATGTGCGCAAGTAATAATACCTGTACTTGACTTATTAAGTAAATTACAGTCTGCAGAGATTAGGTCTTGTATAAGTGTTATAGCAGATCCTGTTGATATCTTAGTTTCGTTTGATGCTTCACCAAACAATGTACTGTGTATCTGGTTGATATATGCATAACTGCCTACATCGTTTTTATTAATCGAAATTGGTACAACGAAACTCTGATGTACTTGGCTAATAGATCCTGTGCTAGCTGTTTTACCAGAAGTACAAGGAGCCACTGCTAACATCAAGGAAGAGCTAATAACACCTACATCAGATGTATTATGCTGTACAGAAGGGGCTGCTATTAAGTTTATTATGTAGCTAATCGTCCCTGTAGAGGATATGTTGGCTTGTAATGCATTAGCAACAGACAATAGGTGTGTTTGTGTTATACTACCAGTGGAGCTTTGTGTTTTATTTAGCGAGGGCAATGCTACAAGACTATTATCTACAGAAATAGGTCCTGTACTAGAAAAGTTGCTTTGGGTGGCATTAGCTCCAACTAAAGTATGTATTTGAGAAAGAATATCAGTGGCTGACAGCGCCCGTTGGATTATATTTAAAATTATAATATTATGCGCCTGCCCAATCGTTGGTGCGCTAGACAAGTTAACTTGTACGGCGTTTAATATAGAGAGTGTTTGTGCTGTAGTTATAACGACACCGGAGGATACATTAGTTCCTACAGAATTTGCACCAACTATGAGATGTGTCTGTGAAATAGTACCAGGGGTGGACTGGCTTGCCTGAGTATTATTCACACCAAGCATCGTTAAGGCTATCACAATAGCGCCTGTGCCTGACGTTTTAGACTGTGTAGTATCAGCTGCTTGAATTAAATGCACCTGGCTAATTGAGCCTGTAGTAGTTTGGTGTGCTTCTACTGAACTAGCTGCTATCAGTACTCCTGCAGTCGTAATAGATTCCGAAGAGCTTGTATTGGATTGAGTACTATTTGCTGCGGATAAAACATGTGTTTGAAGGATTATGCCTGTAGAAGAAGTTTTAGGAGATGTATTCGTAGTACTTCCTAAGGTAGTGTGTATCTGTATCGTTCCTAGCCTTAGTTTTGCAGTACCATTAGTATACAACCAAGGTAACACATTACCATTACTCTGGATGGCTTGCCACCTATATGTACCATACGGATAATCATACCCATCAATTGTTATGCTGTGTATTGTAAGGTTACGATCTTGTACAGGAGGGCCTACTATATACTCATCATTCTTGAAAACTACACCAATCTCAGATTCATCGGGTAATGGCTGGTTTAAAACAAAGTCCTCAGCTGTAGTATTGTCCACTTGATAACTAGCAACAATGTTACCATTAATCTTGATGTCGACTGCAGAGCCTATCGAATTGACTAAACTAGAAGACATTCTTACTGTTATGGAACGTGTTAAGATTTTAAAGTTGCTCTGTGTGCTCGTAGTCGCAGTCACATTGTGTATTTGTGAGATTATACCAGTACTAGTAAGCTTAGAACCGACACTAGCCGCAGCAATTACGTTGTGAGATTGCCCTATACTAGCAAAGGAAGCACTCTGTGATTGTACACAAGGTGCAGCAGCAAGTATATGCGATTGTAATACGAAATCTTGTTCAGAAGTAGCAGTTTGTGTTGCGTTAGCCCCAAGGAGCTGATGCACCTGCGTCACTATTGCAGTAGAGCTTAGCTTTGCTTGTAAACTAGCAGCAGCAATAAGCCCTTGATGTACTTGGGTGATTAGTACGCTACTAGATAATGCAGGCTGGTTGCTCGAAGCAATAGATAGAGAAAGCGCTAAAGTCACACTTGCAGTGCTACTTAAATGTGCTTCAAGGCAGTTAGTACTAGTTATAGAGTGTACTTGAGTAATTGCCTCTGTAGAAGAAAGGTTAGCTTGTCTAGAATTAGCAGGTACAGGAACATGTGCTTGAGATATTACACCAGTCGAGCTTAGTTTGGATTGTGTAGAAGGAGCAGCTAGTACTAAATGTGTCTGTGTTATTACAGCAGTAGAGCTAGTTGATATCTGTACTACATTGGCCTGAGCTATAGTATGTACTTGAGTAATTGCACCTGTAGAAGATACTTTAGCTTGAGTAGTAATTGCCGAGGAAATTAGATGTACTTGGGAAACTACTCCCGTAGATGATATTTTAGCTTGAGTAGTAGTTGCAGCTGTAAGGTTTATAACTACAGTACCAGGTGGACCTAATTCGATCTGTATCCATGCAACTTGAATCTTAGACTGTGGTGTTTGCGGTATTAGAACAGGTAGGTGCCATTGACCGAACATTTAGGCCCCCTACGTTACAAAACCGATTACGCCTACATCTACTGTACGATCACCTGAAGTGTTGTCAGTACATTGAGCTCTTGCAGAAATTCTTGAACCAGCAGGGATAGATACAGTAATAGGTCCCCAATTCATTGTAGGGCCGTCGCTAGTTGTAGTCCAGTAAGAGAAAAGATTAGGAACAATTGCAAATTCTTGACCTGATGCACCTATTCCAATATCCATAAGCATTCTGGCGGTAGCGGTTCTATTGACGTCAGCATTTTGACCCTGCATAACTATTATAGAATCGACATTAGTAGGGGTTGATGCTATAAGCTCTGTCCATGGACCCTTGGTATTGGTTGTTGCACCAGGGTCTATAGCAACACCTCGCGAAGTGCCTACCGTATATAGTGACACTGCTCTAGAATAGCCTGGCATACCCATCATACTAGAATGTGAACCCACTAAACCAATATCCAAAGTATGAGAAGCTGTAGAAGCTGCACATCTAGCTCCAATGTATTTTCCGGCAGGTACTCTAAGAGGCATGGTAAATTCTTCTATAAAGTCTGCATATTTTAAACCAGGTACTTTAAGATCAGGTGCAATGATCCACCAATTAGTATTGTCGTCAGAGATACCTATGTCAAACACTTTATTACTTGCTGCAATATTGCATACAGAAATGATAAAGGAGTTCCACTCAAAAGTAGTTTGCCCAATAGAAGTCCAGCTACCTTTAGAATTTTGTGTTGCTGACGCCGTTATAGTAGTCCCTAGGGAAGTAGCCGTATTAACTCCTAGAGCTTCACATCTAGCATGTGCATAACCAGCAGGTACAGACATATTATCTCCTTAAACAGTATAAACTGCCCAAGGATACGTCCTAACCGTACCCTGTATTTGTTGGATAGTATATCTAAGGAAATGTGGAGAGATTTCAGGGTTGGATCTCCATAATACAGAGCCTTGATTCCCAATAAACTCCCACCTCTCCATAAGTCTTTCTGTATCCGATGTGCTAGCTTTGCCGTAAGACCTAACAATAAGTAAATCTGGAGTAGTACCGCCAACCATAGCGTTAAGATCCAACGCCAATTGGTAAACACCGGCGGCAGTTATAGTTGCAAGCGTGTGCTCAGTATTGATTACTACTAGCTGTGCGCCGCTTGTATTAACAGCAACAGGCATTACACCTCCGTGATTCGTATCCTTAAGTTATTAAAATCTGAGATAGACGCTAGTTGTGGGGCTGTTAATAGTTGGCTATATGTCGTCCAATCAGTTGGTGCTGGATTATGTGTCCATGTCGCAATAACTGTTGTATTGCTTAGCAGTTCGACAGTACAGCCATTACCAGAAGAACCTTTTATCATATACTTAACACGATTCTTTTGTCCAGCTAAAGGTTCTACGGCAGAAGGTACAGCGAGATTGACAACATCTCCATCTGTAAAGGTTTCAATGAATTCTGCTGTAGATGGGACTAGCTCATTAACACAGGATTGCAGTGTACCACTAGGGTTGCTTAACCAACTACCTGCAGATACAACAGAGCTAGGACTTAATATCTGGTTATTTATAGATTCAGCTGAAGATACGTTAAATATAACTGTTGCAGCACCTACAAATAAAACTGCATATGGAAAGAATTCAACAGTAGATGTGAATCCTGTAGAAACACGAGTAGCATTATAAGTAGCATCACCAGTACCAAGATTAGTTTCTGTAGAAACTTCTCCACTACGGAATGGAAGGTGTACTAAGCGATTAGATCTAACTGTAGCAATACTTTCACCCGCTGCTAGAGTAGTAATTTCAGATGTGCTAAGAGAATCATTAGTAAGAAAGAAAATTTCTCCAATCGGAAACCTAGCTGAAAAACCTCCCCCACCGGACCAATCACCAATTTTGCCAGTGCCGGAATTAATTATACCAGTAATAGCAGCAGTAGTTAAAACAGTGGCTGTACCACCTTTCTGAACAATAAAACCTTGTCTAGTCCCACTGCGTGATTGCATAACTACTAAGTACTCTTTAAAGCCATTTGGTGTTGAAGGATACCCTGCAGTTTGGAAAAGCTCACTGCTGCTAGTCGTCGTCCATGTCGAAAAGCCAATGCCATCCGAGTTGCCGGTGACAAGATAGAATCCATTACCAGAAGTTGAATTTCCAACCGATACAAGTACACCAGACTCTACGCTGGTAGGTGGTCTGCACCAAACACCAATGCACCAATCCCCAGTACCAAGGGCAGGTGTGGTCAACGTGTAGTATCTAGGCGTACCATTGGTTCGGGTACCACCACCCCAATCTAACGCGTTAGATGAGCTAGGAGCATAAGCCTGTATAGCAGCACCATATCGTCGTGCAACACTGAAAGTCCATGTAGCAGTTTGTATACCAGCTGCATTGCTTTCATCCCATACATGTGAAGTAACAAGAGAATTACTACCAGCCTCGTTTTCTAATCTTTCAGAAAAACCTGTAGGAGTAGTAATAACTGTTGCGGTATTAACTTGGCTAGCTACTAACGCCGCAAGTACTCTATTTGCTCCAAGTGTTGCACTACTAGTACTAACAGCAGGTGTTGTAGATCCAGTTCCGGAAGTTTTAAATGTACCACCAACCTCTGGTGTCCACTTTCCTAGCCACTCTTCTACGGAAACTTCATAAGAACCATTTGTTGCACCAGTGGCTAAGGTTATTTGGACAGCACTAGAGCCGTTTTCAACAACTCTATGCCAAATGTAGAGCTGGCGTTGATTATCACCATCTACATCGGTAGCTTGTGCTAATGTTGCAGCAATGCCACCAATTAAACAGGATGCTGTAAGAGATGAACTACCAGGTGAATATAACGATGCTTTTACAATAACAGTATTACCTGAAGAAAAGTTAGAATTGGCATTAAGAGTGAAAGAATTAGTACCAACAGAAGCCCCGAAAGTCTTAGCCTGTACTAAGTTTTCTACTTCTGATACAACAAGGGCAATAGTCTGGTGAGTAGCCCACATATCTCCAGTAAATAGTGGAGTAACTGTAGCTGTAGATGTAAGCCTCTTGTCAATAACTCGACCGTATGTAGGTGACGCAGCATTTATTTGTCCACGATCTGTAAAACCAGTCCCGGCATAAGGCTGTACACCATCATCCTGTGGTATAGTCGCTGCAAAGAAGAGGGCAGGTTGATTAGTAGGCGTTACAGGGTTGCCTTGAACGTTATCAGTGCCACTTGCACCATTAGCACCACCTGCACGACCAGCAAAAGCCTGTATTGGACCAGGAGCTAAACCTATATATCTATAGTAATTCACTGCAGGTGCAGTATAACCACCACCACTTTTTGCCACTGTAATAGTAACAGTGCCTGCAAGAGCGTTTGTTACTCTCCAAACATAACAAGCTCCTTCATTAGAAGCTGGTGTTGTAGAACTATCAAATCTAGCTACAAGTTCGTATGTATTTCCACCATTATCTGTACATACCCAGTTTGGGTTACTTGGTTCACCGTCCCAATTGAGTGCAACAACAAAAACAGTCTCACCAGCTCCATATGTTGCAGTAAGAGTTTTGTTATTACCAGTCTGAGTTGCTGTAGTACCTGAAGAACCGATGAACTTAAACGGCATAAACCTCTCCTAAAAGAGATTTACGTCGGCTGTTGAGATGTATAAGTAACTTGAGGGAAGTTAACCGTGTTACCAGAAGTAACAACCTGGTTAGACGTTTCGTCAGTTACCCAATAAACAGTATCAACGTTATTTGTAAAAGCAATATGCAAGTCAGGAGAAGCTCCAGAACTGGTGGAGGCTGTAGCAGACTTACCTGCCGCAGTAGTCATAACACGGTCGTTACCCGAGCTTGTAATAACAAAGTCGCCAGATGCCATTGTAGCAGAAGCGACGATATTGCTAACAACAGTAGCGTAAGAATCGCCAGCAGTGTATGCCTTGATGAGAAGCATACGAATTGCATTGTTCTTGATTTGGTTAAGCCCGTTATCAAGAACCGAAGAGTTTACCCATTTTGCCATTTTATATTCTCAGTTAAGGAGAGTCAATACAAACCCACCAAACATAGCTACGGGGAAGCTTATAATAGCAATAATAGCTTCAATCACGATGCTTCCTTTGTATCAATCTTTTCAAGCTCCCTGTCGAACTGCTGCACGAATCTCAGGAATCCAGTAGCAACAAGCAACAGGATGGTTAAAACGGTGCCAATAGAGACACCAAACAGCTCGAAAGACATAAACATTGTGGGGATTGCAGCTTTCAGCATCTCTAATGCAGCGACAGCCGACAATCCCCAGACAGTATATGTCTTAAACCATTTACGAACTTCCGGAACAAATTTAAACATACTATCCTTTCAGTTGTTCTATCTTAAGCATATTGTCCTTTCAATTGTTCTAATTTAAACATATTGTCCTTTGTTCCTTTAACTTACCTTCTTTACGGATTTAAGATACTCAATCTTATCCATAATACGAAAAACACGTTTCTGAGAGTCTTTAAAGAGGCTTTGCAAAGATTTATGATGGACACTATTAGACGCCATTATTCGAATGTTACCGCCATTAGTGCCGTGATTTAAGTAACTAAAAAGCTCTTTACAGCTTTCTAATGCTTCTATAATCTCCTTTTCAGTAAGTCTTACGTTATCTCTTACTAATAAGGAGCGCATATTATTCCATAAAGAGGCTATAAAGCGTTACAAGAAGACCTGGTGCAGTTGTTGCTACAAGATCTACGACATCACCTGTAGACTTCTTAATAAATATATCATAAAGCTCTTTAAGAAGTCCAGCGGTAAAACAAGCGAGGTACGCTTGATTAATAAAACCAAAAAGTACACAAAGAATAGCTATAAAAACTCCTGCGAGAATATGTAATTGTTTATTATAGGGTATATACGTCTTTATTAACTCTATAACATTCATATATTATCCTTTAAATAAATTATTTCTTATGTAATAAAACCAGTTTTTTTGGCCATATACATACTTATAGCTGCCACAGTTGCCCAAGTAAGTCTATCCATCCACAAATCTAATTTACCTTCAGATTTTTTAGAGTCCTCTTGCTTACTTTCTACAATAAGAACTCTCTGCGTTAAAGCTTGTAGACTAACATCCTGCTTGTCGTACTCGGAAAGTAATCTATTTTGCATAGCCAGCATTTGTGACTGTCTTTCTTCTACAATTGCCAACTTAGAGACAGCATTGGTTAAATTATCAATAGAGGTTTTAACAGTACTCACGTCTTGATGGAGAGTACTTAATCTCAAGGCAAAAACACGTAGATCTGCACTATTTACATCATGTTCTTCATTTTCCATTTACTAAATTCCTAACAGACGTTTTATATAACAACCTTTTGTTATACTTATGCGGGTTATCATACCCAAGGGCATAAGCGATTGCTTGAGCATCTGTGTATTTGTTTGAATTATAATTTAATTCAAACCAACTCAGTGCTAGATAAAAGTCTTTAACAGGAACTAATAAATAATTACTAGTAAAGATATCTATAAATTTAACTCTAACACGTCCTTCTTCTACTCCAAAACATACTCCACTTATATATAACTCACAAGAAGATAAATCCTTCTTAAAGCAGATATACATAAAATACATCCCTTTTAAGCAGAGACCTTAAAAAGTCTTCCCAGTTCTAACCTTAGCATCTCTACTAATAGGGAAGAGATATTCAGTAGCATATCTAACTCCGTCTGAATAATGTTCTATTCCTTCGGATTTATCTATAATAGCCGTCTCTGGCTTATCTTCTACCCAACGGGTTCTCTCAATCGAGGTAATTAAGTTCTTACATCTAGGATGAAATCTCATAGAGACCTTCCCACTAGCTGTCTTAAGCTTTCTATTAACACATGTCACAGAATCTTTAATAGGTGGGCTGGATTGTCTTGCTAATACTTGTATACCATACTCTGAAAGAATACTAAAGTCTGTTCTACCGACAGGCGCAGAAGACTTTCTAGCCTTACCTGTAGGATCTGGAAATGCATAAATCACATGTCCTTTATATTTCTCTGTAATATACTTAGCAAGATTTTCTGTATCAGGGTGTCCTTTAGTTTCGTCTATAAATTCCATATCTCCATTTCTTAGTGCAAAGAAAGAAGTAGCCTGGATACCCACATTAAAGTCAATACAGCAGTAAACATCTTCACCACACAATTCAGGATGATTTTTAAGCCATTCTCTATTAGCACTAGATCTTACATCTCTATTTTTAGCGGCCTCTTTAGGAGGAGCAAAGTCAGCAACTACTGTTACATGCTCTTTTCTATTAAAACAATAAAAGACATTGTTACCAGATTCTGTAAAGGAAGCTAAATATTCAGAGGCAAACTCAAAAGGATCCATTGTATCACGATCTTTCTCAATTTCGCTAATACTAAGAAGAGGAGATTGTTTATAGTCATATGTAAAAGAACGCCAATCTTTATCTGTATCAGCGTTACAGTAAAGATCATAAAAGAAATCATAACCATCAGGTGTGCCTATAAACATAGCTCTACCAGCATTGGGAGCATTGAATATTTTAGCACGTTGTTCTGACCACCGTGTTGTTATACACGGCTTAATAATTCTATTCCAAGCCTCTTTAGGCTTCATACCACTCTTACAAGAGGCTACTTCGTCCCATATGACTAGGTATGCACCCTTACCACGCATTCTCTCTACAGCTTCGTATGATAGTAATTTAAGTGTAGAATTGTTTTGGAAGATTAATCTTCCTTTATCTTTAAGAGACTTAATAGCTAAATCTTCTAAGCCTAATTCTATAGATAATAAAGGCCAATAGATATCCATAACCTGGTCATATGTAGGCCCAATTATATAGACATCTTTATTAGGTACTCTAACATCAAGCTCTAATAATTCCATAATACCTGCTTTAGCTATGTTAGCAGCAAGAAAAGATTTACCAAAGCCTCTAGAGCAACAGACGGTTATAAATTTACATGTCTTATCTATAAGGAATGTTTCATAGATATTGGATTGATTAGGGTGAAGATTAACAGTGTAAGTATGTTCATCTTCTATATTAAGAGTATTAAAATCATCATTAGAGTTACTTATTAATTTTCCATCTTCTATAATATCATCATAATCATTATACAACTTCATAGAGATTCCTTATTAATAATCTTCTTCATAGGGATTCCTTATTAATAATCTTCTTCATAGGGATTCCTTACCGAGCAGTAAGATCTATAAATTTCGTATGTACATAATTAGGAGGAAGCTTAAGATCTTTAACATTCTCTACAGCGTTAACAGGAGAATCTGAATTAAACATCTCTTCTTTACTTACTTTAGATAATTGTTCTACTCTTTCAGCTACTTTAGCTTGTCCTAATGCAAGCCTTTGATATTCTGCATTATCTTTAGTTAAGTTTACAATGTACTTAGGAGTAATATCTTTAATTTCAGCAGAGTCTTGATAATTTTCGGGCACTCTAGCATATGAATATCTTAAAAGAGCAACGTTAAGAGATTCTCTCATGCTTAATAAAGATAACAATGTTTCTACTCTAAAAGATCTTTCTCTTCCTGTAGGTGTAAGTTCTACAATCTCTCTTTTTCTAAGTTTACGTTGATATTCAATTTCTTCATCTATCTCTTTAGCATGTTCTACTAATCTCTTTATAGGGTCATATCCAAGTGCCTTTAGCCTTTGCATTGCTTTTAATCCACCTAGTAATCCTCTCTGTTGAGGAGTTAAAGGTGCATATCCAGGAATATCTTGTGACATAGATGGCGTGTTCCTTTATTGTGTAAATAAGAGTTTTCCTTTAGATGGATATCTCTTCCTATGTGTTTATATATTTTATTTTACAATGTTTATATTATAAGCATATCAATATATTAAACGGTATATAAAAGGTATATTTAAAGGTTTATTTATAGAATTCTCTTTAGGTATATTTATATAGTACTTATTGTATTTTTTAAACATTATCTTTAATTACTACTTACGATAGAAATAAATTAGGGTAGGTTAAGGTAGTGTAGAAGGACAGGAAGGGTGGTGCTAATGCCAAAGGGAGATGGCTATAGAAAAAAAAAAAATAGGGTTCCCTCCAGAAGATCCAATTAAGGATCCTCCGGAGGGAAGTGAGTAGAAATAGAGAGCTTATGCTCAGTTATTTGCCGTATTTAGGCTCTGTAGGCCTGTAACGCATGCTAAAGGAACCTTTTAACGTGTTAAAATACTTGTTTAAGGGATATGTTTTATCAAAGGCCATAGCCGATTCTAGACTTGTTGCTGCCCTGATCTTTGTCATGAAGAATTTAAGAATATAGACAGGATCCTGCACAGTTACGTTGTAATAACCCTGCGTTGATCCATTGTCCAGATCTATAATATCTAAAACATGACAGACTTTCTTATCTTTCAAACTAAGTATTTTTAAATCGGGCTTAGCAAATTTCGTGTACTTTGCAGTCTTGTAGGGAGCAGGGATAGACATTGACTGATTATAGGCATGTAACGCTGCTATAAAGGCTGCTCTTGTCAAGCCTAGTTTCATCACTTCTTTGTGGTTGTTTTCATCTGAACTATCAAAAATCTCATGGTGGATGAAATAGAAAAGATTTGTATTGTAAGGACGAATCTCATCGACACGATACGCAATCTTTACAATCTCTGGCACTTTACCGAACGAAACTCTTTCTACTATCGCTGACATTTCTTGGTATTCTGATACAACCTTCTTTGCTCTGATATTGTTGCCAAAGATCTTGTTTAGAGAATCTGAGACTGCGTAGGGTGCTCTTACATAATAATCTTGGTTTTCAAGACTTGCTCGCTCAAGTGCTTTTTTAAAGTAGCCGTAGAGCTGCAGAGTTGATTGTGTGAGAAGAATATTTGCGGAATAAATAGGCATTTAAAGCCTCTACTCTATCGAGATGGAGAGATTCTTTCTCCGTTATTGAGAATATGTTGAAACTCGTGTTTCGTCTCTATATTAGATAAGTTATCAATAACCGGCATTCTGTAAAGTTTCTTGGCCTTAGCTACAGCTTCAACAGCGCTTGATGCAAGAACACTACCTACAACTTGTGTGTTATGCATGTCATAGACCTTATAACACTTAAGCTCTCTTTTACTTTTCATTGGTTTTCTTTGCAATCATAAGATCATGGTCACATTGCAGTGCAAGCAATCGGTCTTTCATTGACTGCACAACTTGCCTATACGATAGTTCAGTACCCGCGTATGGTTTGTCATGATCTTTGACATTGCTACCATACTGCTCCATGATATTGATGTCGTCAGAAAGCTCTTTAATTGCCTTGTGCATGACCAAGATAGTAAATTCAGAAACTTCCATTAATTTTTTAGGTTTCTCGTCCATTTATGTTTCTTTCTTAGGATTTTTAATAACTATACTAATCTTTTCATTTTCAAAGTCGGCAGCAAGACGTCTGATTCTTGCCTTAATACCACTAAGTGTGCCAAACTCTTTGCTAGTCATAATAACTCTGTTATTACGCTCTAACGTGAACGCAAAGTTAGCACCTATAGCGTGGATCTCAAAAGTGTATTCAGTCTTATTCATTTCTAGTAGCCTTGAGCCTTACGAACTCTTCGTTGCAAAACGCCATTATAGCTTTGTACATCTCTTTTACAGTTTGAGGGTGAGTCGCTGTAAAAGGAGAACGCGTTGAGAGCAATCCAATGTCTTCATTAGAAAGCTGCATTGACATTTTCAGAAGCTCATGCTCTGCGGTTAAGCGTTCTAAATCCTTTGTCAGTTCTGTGCAAAGATCATTTACTGCTTTAACTTGATTTTCTTTGATTTTTACTACATCCTGAAGATCTTTGACTTTATGCGCAGGGACGTATCCCATCTTCTTAAAAAGTTTATTTATCACTATTTGTCTTTATCAAGAGTTGAACAATCTTGTTAGTACCCATGATATAGCGTTTTTCAAGCTTATCATATACTTCAGAATCTAACAAGGTCTCCGCGAATCGGACAGCAGCCTCACGCCTATGATAGACGGTCTTGACTGCTGCTTTCGATTCTTTGTGGTACCCTTTTACTTCATACCTAGACATTTAGAAGTTAATTTGATTGATGTGATCAAACGGTCCAGCAGAATTTGGTTTACACTCTTTTAAAGCACTAATAGGTTGCCACCAAAACGGTTGAGGTAACCTCTTTAAAGATTCATTTTCGACCAGCTTTTTAGACGTTTCATGCTCAAACTTGTTAGATTCCTCTAAGGCACGATAGTACTCATCAACGTTATTTATCTTTGACGGTTCTTTTTTAAAGTAACACCAAGCAGGAGCCTTCGCCTGTTCTAATTCACTCCATTTTTCAGAAATTACTTCAGTACTGTCTTTATTTAACGCATTCATGCTCGATTTTGGCATCTTTGCATTCCAAATGATACTCTTGATTTGCGTCTTTTACCTGACACCTAAAGTTAGGGTACTTCTCTTTAAGTCTTTTGAGTCTATCAGGCTTTACTCTATTAGACCCGACATTTCTAAAGATCTTTTCAAAGCTGTCACGCCTAAATTCACTGGTTGCCTTCATTCGCCCACTTTCATCAATCCATGCTTGATTAATAGTAAGGTCAAAATGATCAATACACTCCTCTACTGTACCTCGGTACCCAATCAATTGTACTGGATATCCTATATTATTAGCTGTGTTTTCAATAACAAAACTAATTTTAGAAGAAGCCTTAAAGTACTCACTTATCTTATGAAGCTCTTTAAAAGGCTTCAAATGTTTATTGTACTTATCGGACTCAGGTGCATCAAATGTTCTATTAAAGCCGACACTGCTGCAGAACTTCTCAAATGTGTGGAAGCCCATGCTTTGAGCAAACTGGACATCTCGACAGCATAGAAAGATGTCAATATCTTTAATAGGCTTGTTGTGAAAGATATCTCGCAGTGCACCACCTGCGATGATAACATCAAAATCAATACTACTATAACCTTCTTTGAACTTGATTACCTCACTGGCATACAAGTTACGAATTTCAGCCAACTTAGCAATATTCATAACATTCCTTTCAAGGAAGTCTGACTATCAACACCACAACTTAGGGAAGTTCAACCCACAACGCTGTGCTAGCTGCGCTGTTGTTTACTACATCCCCTTGACTTTCAG